ACCTCCCATATACTGAGAGGCTCTAAGGATTACGCAGTTGTGGTAACTGGTGTGTATGTAGTTCCGCCGTCTGTATTGATATACATTCGTGTTGTAGCGGTTGTACCATCTGTTCGGATATAGAGAGAACCTTTAGCAGCTGTTGCCGCTGGCGCTCCTGCTCCTACTAAGATTTGTACACCTCCGATGTTTACACCTGAGCTTAGTACTGCGTTTGTTGTTGATGATAGTGGCATAATGATGTGTTAGTCCTGTTACTGAGGGTATTTAAGGTAGTGCGCTGGTGGGAACACTCTACCCTAAAGACCCCCAATAATAGGGGTCTTATAACTATGCGAGTGTGATGTCGATTGTTAGAGTGGTTCGTGGTGCCCAAGCTTTGAAGCCGATGTAACCATACGTCACAACTTCCATACCTGTCTTCCCTGAAACCGGCTTTTCGTCTGTCCTCACGCCTTGTGGCATTGCCATTGTAGACACGCCCTTGACTCCCGCTACTCGGTGTCCTGCATTTGTCCATGTAGCAGTTCCTACAGTTGCATCTGTGAAAGTACCACTTCGTACTACGTAGATGTCAACTCCCATCTGTTGTGCAACTCGTCCGTTGTTCAATACTGAATCAGAATTGTTGAAACCGTTAGTTGCTCCTGCTTCGATGATACCAACCATGTCAGTGTTTTCTACTACTGCGTACATGTTACCAAAGTACCCTTCTGAGTAACCTGATAGCTGTGAAACGATGTTTGCAAAGATTGCATTTACGTTTGCTGCTGTAGTGAATCCTCCTACTGGAGTTGTGTATGTTCCTGTTCCTGCCTCTGTAAGAGAGTTAAGAACGTACTCGTCAATCTTCTTTGCAACATTGAATCCCATTTGCTCTGTTCGAGCTGAGAATAGGTCAAAGTTTGTCAATAACTCCTGGAAGTCAAAGATGTGTTCTGCAACGATGAACTCGTCTGTTACGTCAAGAGCCTCGTCTGTAGTAGTGAAGTCTGCTGGTGTGTATGTACCAGTAAGAGCTTGTACAACTACAGTAGGTGTTGAGCTGTAAGGTGACTGAATTCGCTTGTTGTTTGAACGGTCAACGCTGGTAATTTTTTCTGAAACCATTGCACCTCGTAAAAGAGTGTCAAGAGTTGTAGAACGATATTTGTCACGATATACTCGTGAAGCTATAGTATTAGCCATATTTTAGGATTAAGTTTAGATTTAATCCCACCAGTGGCTACTTATTCTTGAATTTCAGTAGTGCAAGTCGTGCAATATCTCCTTCACTGTCTGGCATGACTCCCTTTCGAGCGTCTGCTAGTAGTCTGTCGTCTGATACTTGTGAACTTCCTCGGCGTGTTGCTCCAGTGTTCACAGCGTTTGCTGATTTACGTTCTTCTGCCTTCTCTGAAATAGTAGTTTTTACAATAGATGAGTTAAGAGCTTCTTTTACGCTGATACCTTTGTATGCTGCGTACTCTAGCACTTCGTCCATGTCTTCGTCGTCTATGTCTGCTTTCGCAAGTGCGAGAATGTCTGATGTTGTAAGAGAGCTAGTGGATTCCTTTTTAGGAGCCTTTGCTTTCTTCTCAGCTTTCTCTGCTCGCTTTCGGTAGTTTTCTGCAAGTTCTTCTGCCTTTTCAGCTTTGCTCTTGTAGTCAACTTCCCCTGCTTCCTCTTCTTCTTCTTCTTCTTCTTCAACTTCTTCTTCCCCTGCTTCCTCTTGTTCGGCTAAGGTGCCGTCCTCTACCAATGTTTCGTCTTCCATATAGAATGTTTATTTAAGGTGCTTCAAGCGCACACCAATTTACTTATATTATACCACGCCAGCTTGACTGGTTACTTACTGCTGTCTTTCTCAATTCGCTTCATTGTCTCCTCAATAGACTCTTTAGAGTCCCCTGAAAGCTTTGCTAATACGATAAGTGAGCCTTCAATATGCCTAATCATCATCTGTCGTGCTTCAATGAGCAACGGGCGGTGTTCCACGGGGCACTGTGATAAGTCTAGGTCAGTCCACATGTCCCGTCCCATACCAAGTGGCATTTCTGGTGACATTTCGTAGAGGAATAACTTTCGTAGTGTCTTTAGTCCTTCTTTGTTCCCTGCAAAGGTAGCATTAAGCCACGCCAGCTCTGTGTCGTTGATTCTTTTATCATCCATATTTATTTTGCTTTAGCTTTCTTTGTAACGCTTGCCTTGATTGCTTCTAGCTCCACCTCTTCTTCGTCTTTTAGTTCCACTGGCTCGTTGTTTAGGTCTAGCCCATACTTAGCAAAGAGTGCTTCCTTCTTTGCTGTGTATTTAACTGGGTTCTGTGCTTTGTAGCGCATGAGTGATTCTAGGATTTCTGTCTTATCCATTGCTTGCACTCCTTGCTGTGCTTCCTCTGGGGTAGGCACAAAACGCTTCGTGTTTAGTTTTGCCATAATAGCTTTAATTAGGTTATTCATAATTGTGTACCACCGTTGTTGATTATGTTCCACCAACGGGTGTCTGTGTGCTTTGTGTCTGTGCTGTTTGTGTTGGAAGAGCAGAAGGGTCTGCTTGTGGTGGTTGTTCTGTAGGTGGTGCTTGTAGTCGAGTAAGCTCCATAGGTGAGAACGTCCCTGTTTCTTCTAGTATCTTAGAGAGTACCATTCGTGCATTACCTGCATCTCCCATTCCTGCTAGTTGTGCAAGTATTGTTGTGAGTGTTGTTAGGTTTGCGAGTTTGTCTGATTGTTCATTCGTCACTTCTACCTGTACGTCCCATTCAAAACCCTCAAACGCTTCCTTCCATGTTTTGTCTCCTATCTCTGATGGTGCGAAGTATCGTGTGCCACCTTGCGATTCCATTTCTTTTGTAAGTTCTGCTTGACGCTGTGCTACGTTAGCTCCTTCTGGAAAGGCTACACCGTCTTCAAGTCCTGACTTTACTAGTTTGAACATCTCCTTTTTGATACGTTCGTTCTCTAGCTTCCTTGCTTGGTTTGGTAGATAGATAGCGTCAATCTCTCGTACTCCTAAGTCATCTAGTACTGCTACGATTTCGTCCTTCGTATTTAGTTGCTTCTTAATATATGGGATAACAAACTCTCTCCAGATTTCCTCTAGTGCGAGTCCTTTATTCTCTGTCATTAGTTCAAACAGTGAGTGTGCTTCTTGCTGTAGTGCTTCAACTTGTCGTGCTGCGGTTGCAGATGGCATTGTGTTGCCCTTTAATGCATCTGGTGACGATGTCTGTTCACCTCCGTTGTTCTTCCATGATTGTGCGCTGTTTTGTAGTGATGCAATGTCGTGACTGTTGTTTGCAAGCGGTGTAAGTGGTTGGTTTACTTCGTGATAGAGGATAGAGCCAGTATCAAGACTATGTGCGTTCTTACCTTGGTAAGAAGGGTCTGATGTTTGGAAGATTAGCTTGCTTGCTAGGTCGAGTTGGTCTTTGATAGCTTTCTCGTTGTGGTTGACCATCCATTGTGTTTCAAATAGGTGTTCTACTGCTCCAACAGCCTGTACACGTCCGTCTTCTTTCACTAACGAAGTGATGTGGTATGGATTCTTCTCAAGCCCCGAGTAGAGCGCGAAGTCAATGTATTCTGTCTTACCATCCTTTTCCTCTGACGTAAACGATAGTATATGCACTTGTTGAACATACGTGTCTGCATCTGATTCCTTTCCTGTAATCATTTCCTTAGAGAACTCACCATGAAGCTCGTATACCTCAATGTATTCCGCTTTGTTGTCCTTCTTGTCTTTACTCAGTGACTCACGTGCTGTTAGTGAGTGTTCAATAAGTGATTCTACTTCCTTCGCGTCAAACAGTTTGTTCTTTCGTAGTTGTGCTGGTGTGTAGTAGTGTTTCTCAATAATTGGGTTACCGTAAAAGTCGATAGAGTCGATAATCAAACGGTTCCAGGGTACTACTGTGGCTACTAGCTTGCCGTCTTGTACAACGAACTTAGATACAGCAGAGCCGTAGCGTGCGAGGACTCGCCCCCAGTCATTTAGCCAAACACCAAAGCCTGAACGTCGCATCCATTCCTTAGACTTAACATCTGCAAGCATTGCTGTCGTGTGGTCTGCACTCTTAACTGCCTTGATACGGATATTCGCTCGGTCAATGTCAGTAGCTCGATACCAGATATTAGATGCAGCAGTTACAACATTAAAGAAAGGTTTTTCCCGCCCTAAAGAATCTTTTTCACCAGAAATATGCTTACTAAAAAGATAAGCTTCGATACGGTTTATGTTGTCCTTCAAAGAAAACGAAACGTGTTCACTAATTTCTGTGTCTCCTGAGATGTAGTCTTGCTCCTGCTTCCGTACTATTTCGTGGGGTGATTGCATGTATTATAAATTGTCCACCAATTATAAGCGTTGTTTCGTTATATTATACCATGTCATTACTTCGTTGAGTTGCTTCCCACCTCTCCTAAGTTGATACTAAACTGGTTGCCGATATTCTTTCTGGCTTGTTGTCGTTCTGGACTGTCATCGATAACTGCTTTCTGTAATTCAAAAAATGCCCTGTAAATTAGTGTGTCACCAATGTCTGGGGAGCGACCTAGTTCTATCTTTACATCTTCCTTACTGCGTATCTTTAGCTTACCATCACTGTCTACATCTTTCTGTCTTAGTAATGCTGTCAGTTCTTCTATGATTACACTCCTTCTATCTGGTAAACGGAAAGCTATCTTGTGTTCGTTTATTAGCTCAGCAAGTTTAAATACACACTGGGCTTTTAAACTAGAGAAGTTACGCTTAGGGATAAGTGAGTTATCTACTTTAGAACTACGGTCTCGTATCTCGGTAATTGTAGGAAGTGGCGTACTGTTTGCAATAAAACCTTTTACCCCATACATACCGTCTACAACAGCACCGCCAATACCGTCTTCATCTATGATGATGTGCGAATAGGGTATCTGTTCACTGGCTGCGTAGTCTTTAGCCTTCTGAATAGTAACGGCAGTGTCTTGTTTATGGAACTGTTCTAGTTTATAGAGTTCTAAGCCGTCCCAAAAAGCAAACACAGTAGAGTCTTGTCCTAGTCTAGCAACGTCTATAACCATGTATTTATTACCGTCTTTGACAATGTTAGTTGAGAAACTATCAGTCAGCGCATCATACTGAACCAGTAGGTCTTTATCTTCTTCATAGTCCCAGTCACCAAGGAATAGGCGTTGCCGTCTTACTGTGTCTCGCTCGTTGCGTAGTGTATCAACGTACTCTTCTGGTAGGTAGGGATTATCAGTAGCAAGAGCAGGAACAAACTGACGGCTCTTTGGTAACATGTCTTGTTTCCATAGGTCAACAAAGTCACGCTTCATCCAACCTTTTTTAGGGTTGCAAGTTATAAGCATCTTTCCCTTTAAGTTATATTCCTTATTCTTCCACCTTCCGATTGATAGCTTTAAGTTAGCCTTGGCGTTCTCTGCCACCTCTCCACCCTCTTCTATCCAACCTCTAGTCATCTGCATAGAACCGAAGCGTTCAAACAGTGGGTCACTAGGCACATCATTACAAGCTATCAAATACACCTTAGAACCATTCTTTAGGTTAAATACATTGTCTTGTCCGTTAAAGCTGCAATAGTCGTCTATCTTTAGTCCCCAGTTCTTAAACACTTCATGTACAGTCGGGATAGTAAACTTGCGTAGGTCTATGAGTTCTTTACGTGCAATAAAATAGTGTGTCTCTGGATATATTAAAGCGTCACCAAAGATGAGTGACGCTCCTAGATAAGACTTACCTCCTCCTTTACCTCCACCATACATCAACTCATCAGTAGCTTGGTCTATCCAAAAACCTACTGCTTCTATTTGCTTTTGATTTTTAGTAGTAAAAGCTATTTTCATTATTCCTTTATGATTTCCATTCCAGTTATTTGTAGTACTTGAACGTCTATCTTACCCTCTGTCTTTTCTACCATCTTTCCTCTTAGTTTAAATGCTAACTCTAGTTCAGCCTTGCGATTGCCTTCTTTCTTTTCAATGTCTTCTCCAAGCGCACGAAGTAGCATGTCATCTGGTAGGTAGGCTTCCATAAGTTCAAACCAAGCATCGCTGCTTGTTAATTTTTGTGGTGTATTAGCAGTGTTTGGAGAGTAACCAGCGTCTATCATAGCCTTAGTTATATTCCCACCGTTCCCCACCACGTTTTCTATTGCTTTTCTTTGTTTTAAAGTAGCCATTTCTTTTATTATATTTGTCCCCACCTCATCGGTCGAAGATGAGTAGGCATGTAGTTTTCAATAAGTTAATTGAGTTGTACGAAAATATCGTACAACTCAGAGTCTGTAAGTAAGTATGAAGGGGGTGGGTATTGAAAACCAGAGCAGCCTAATGCCTATGTGGGGTTAAGCAAGTCGTCTTGATAATCAAGAGTATGTAACTGGCGGGGTTATATGTTGATGGGATCCTTTCAAACAAAACTCTAATTAAAGAATTTACAGTGCAGTCTTACGAGTAGCACAAACCAACCAACTGTCTGTATTATACCATGTTTTAGTGTCGTGGGGTTT